CTATATTCATCAAGTCGCCCCACACCCGCCACGGCACGATCGAATACAGCTGACCGTCGAAAGGAATGTTTGCCTCGCCGATCGTTTCCATCAGCGTGGTGGGACCGGCGGCACTGGTGAAGGTCTGGGCGGCGGCCGACAGGTAGGATGTCGAGCTCGCATCCATCGCATCCAAAACTTGATCGTCAGCCTCCCGACCAAGTGCAAACACGGCGGCGTCAGCTAAAGCGCCGCGTTCGTCATGTTGAATGCGAAGCTCGTCAAAGTGATCCGAGTAATCAGCCGCGAAACGGTCAACAACCGTGCAGCTGACCTGATCGTGATCGAGGCCCATTGTTGGCACGACGCCATGGCGGGACTTACCGCTTGCCCTGCCCTGCCCAATCTTCTGGAACCAGGTCTTGTTCTTCACGCCAGTTTTGCGCCGGCACATGTTGCGGAGCATCGAGCCCTTCCGCTGGAACGCTTGGTGCACCTCGGTTTCGAACTGTTCAATGAAGGCCGTGTCGATATCGACGGGCATGCCTTTATTCCTTTCCTAATGTGCCGTCTTTAAGCGGCGCGACCATCCCGGCCGGGTGACCGGGTCTTGGTTGTGGAGATGACGCCGGGGCCGACGACCTGTTTCCAGGCGGCCTCGACTTCAGCGATGTACTTTGGGTCCTTCTGTCTCCAGTACCGCTCGTCCTCCATCATCTTCTGGACATCGGTACGGGTGAGCTGGGTGGGCGGGACAGCACCAGCCGCCGCGAACTTCGGCTCACCGGCGAGGCTCATCAGCTCCTCGAGTGCCGTGACGTAGTCGGCCGAGACACCCTTGCTCGCCAGCGCCTGGTAGCCGGCGGGAGACAGCTTGCTCTTGACCCAATTGATCATGCGGGCCGCGCGCTGCGGGCCGTGCTCGCCGAGCTTGGCGATCTCGGCAGCGGGGTCGGGGATGTGCGCCGTGTTGGCCTGGACCAGCAGCTGGAGCCCTTCGTCGAACTGCTCCTGGCTCATGCCGGAACCCTTGGCGAGCCCGACCCATTTCTGGACGACCGGGTTGCTCTCGCTCAGATCAACCTTGCCGACATACGCCGGGATGAACCCCTCGGGCAGCGCCACGGTGTACTTGTCCGGAGCCGAGGTGTTCGCCGGGACCTGGGGTGTGGGAGGGGGCGGTGCGACAGCTGCCTGGTCGAAGGCATTGGGCGGAGCGATAGTCAGTCCTGATGGGGGCTGAGTTCCGGTGGCAGCGAGCGGTGGAGGAGGCGATCCGGCAGGGACCATGCCGCCCGGAGCAGCAGGCAGAGCAGGAGGATCGTCAGGACGAACAGGGCCGGGGGCACGAGCAGGATCAGGAACACCGCCTGGAGACTGAGGTGCAGGCTGCGGTGCGGGTGCAGGCGACGGGGCTGGTGGGGAACCGGCTGGGGCGTCGGCAGGGCTGCGTAGGAGGACATGGGCGTACTTCATGAGCGGTTTTTCCGGGCTGCGGCGATGCGGCTTTCCAAGATTGCAACGATAAAACGCGATCCTTCGGCGTGCCGCAACGTAGAGTCGGACACCTCGGGACCGTGGATCCGGTTGAAGGTAATGTTGCGGAGATATTCGAGGACGCGCCGGCCAGCATCGGTTCCGAATGTAACCGACACGAGATGGTTGATCTCGTCCTCTGCCTCCGGGGTATAGACCAGGCCGTCGATCCCCTGTATCTGGGTGGGCTTGGCGGTCATTGACCGACCTCCGGTGGCGGTGCAGTCGTAGTCGCCTGCCCGGCGAGGGCCTGCACCGTCGCCGCGAGCTTCTGTTGGGCGAGCTTGGAGCGGACGAGGCTGGGCGGGACCCCCAGTTTCTGGGCGGTGAACTCGGCAATCGCCTGACTGTCGCTCAGCAGGTTGACCATCTGCGGCCCGAAGCGGTTCATCATCAGCTCGAGCCAGCGGTCAACCCCGACGACATCGGCCATCTCCTGGTCGCGCGCCAGCGGGGATGAGGATCGGATCTCAACCAGCTTGGAGCCCACCCGGGGCAGCAGGATCCGGCCGCTCTCGGCCAGCAGGTACAGGCAGCGGCGCAGGATTGGCTGCACCGCTTCCGACTGAAGCCTGCCGAATGCCGAGCCCATCTGGCGGGCAAGGTCGGCGATCCTTTCGTTGACCTCGGTGGCCGACATCGGCGTTCCTTCCCGGGGTCCCAGCGTCTCGTTGTAGAGCGCCTTCTTGATCGCCGCCCGCTGGTCCTTGAGGACGAAGGTGGAGACATCGAACTGTCCGGCCGGCTTCAAGGGCTGAAGTCCGGATCCCGCCCCCTTGGGAATGATCGTGCCGGGCACCAGGCTGACCGTGTCGGGGTTCAGCACGCCGTCATCCTCGGCCTGCCAGATGCCGGCGATCGCCATGTCGGCATTCTCTAAGACCAACCTCTGGACGAAGTTGCAGGTCCGGATGGCGGGCAGGGCGTTGATCACCGGGCCTCTGCCCCAAACCTCACCCGCCGCCTTACTAAATCTGAATGCCACGAAGGGACAGGAGCCCTCGCCCTTGTAGGTGCCGCTGACCAGGATCTGGCGCGTACTCCACTCCAGCACCCGGTAGTCGTAGGTCTCGACACCCTCGATCCAGTCGCGCCGGCAGATTTCAATCAGCTTGACGGTCGCTTCCGGGTCGTTCCGCATCCGGGTCTCGAGCTCTCTCGGCAGCTTGACCCGGCCCGGCCACAGCACCTCGAGGTGGGATATCTTTCTTTCTAGCTCACGGAACAGGGCATCGACCTGGTCGTTGGGGCCGACGTCCAGCACCACGGCCGGCATCGGCAGGGCGGTGAACTGGAGCCCGCCATCGGCCGCCGCCTCGATCAGCAGAATGCCGGTGGAGACGGCGAGATCGAGCAGCGCCTCATGAATTTCCTGGGCAAAATTCGAGGCGTCGATCGCTTCGAACAGGACCTTCGAGATGACCTCGAGCTCCTGGGAGATCGCAACCTTGTCACCCTCGACGACGTCGGAGCCGGGGCGGAGATCAGCCCATCGGCGGAATGCCGGGAACAACCCTGTCGCCAGCCGGGAGGCGAACTCCTGAACCGAGACACAGGCGGTCTCGTCAAAGATATGGTCGGTGCGCGGCTGGCCCTGGCTGCCGCCGAACCAGGCAGAGCGGGCGGGGAGCGTCCAGTCGTAGCATTCGCTGAACAGGCTCTCCATGATCATGCGCTTCTTCTTCGCGGCGTCGTAGGCCTGGAAGAGTTGGCTCGCCTCGTCGTGGGACAGCGGCGCTATCGCCACTGCAGCGCTGGTCGTATAGCCGGTCACGCGAACCTCCGGGTGCTGCGGTTCACGCCCGCGGAACTCTCAAGGAAACGGAACCCGTCGTAGCCGTCGCCGAGCAGCGAGCGGTAGCCGGGGACGCTGGTGGTAACCGCGACCTCCGGAACGGGTGTGGTGGGTGTTGGAGTAGGAGCCGGCTGGCCTGTGGCTTCCGCGATCTGCCGGCGCAGGTCCTGCGCCCGATCCGAGTTGTCGCCGCCGCTCATCACCGAGTCATACGAGTAATCGATCGACCAACCCTGATCGAGCGCGTATTCGCTGAGCGCCCGGCCCACCGTCATGGCTAGACCGACCGGCGCTGCCACGGTGCTGACCACGCTGTTCACAACCGAGACCGGATCTGTCCTGACCGGGTTGAAGGCCTCGAGCATCCGGTCAATCAGGCTCTGCGCCTTGACGGTGCCTTCGTCGATTGCCCGGCCGCGCGCCACGGCGGGATGGTTGGGATCGAAGCGGTTGTTCTGGAAGGCGGTGCGCTGGGCCGGACCCATCGCGTCCATGGATTGGCTTAGGTTCGCCGCCTCGGTGAGATCCCCCACGGGCGAGGCGAAGCTCGACATGTCGCCGTCCTCGCCGATGCTGTTGCGGTCCTGGCCGCCGAAGCCCTGCGCCTGGCCGATTGAGTCCGGGCCTGCCGGTGAAACGCCGGTGCCGCCGAAGCCGAAGCCAGCCCCTGCCGCATAGCCGCCCTCGGAGAAGTTGCCGGTCGAACCGCCGAAGCCAGCCCCCATGCTGCTGCCGGGTGCGCCCGAAGCGCTGGCATCGCTCGCCCCGCCGGCTGTGCCGGTGCCGTCGCCATCCTCGAACTCGAGCAGGCCGGTGGCTGGATTGATGGAGCCCGATCCGCCATGGGCGGCGAGCAGCAGGGCTTCCCACGGGTTGGCGTGAATCACCAGACTATCGGTGCCGCGCCCAAGCTTGCCGAGGTCCTTCATGCCTGTCATGGGGCGGCCCTCATCCGGCTATGGGTGCGGGCGAGCACATTATAGTGTCGGGGTGCCACGACAGGGACCGGCCGCTCGGGTCCGGAGATGAGACGCCGGCCCTCACCCCCACCCAGGAAGGCGTACTGCAGGGCATCGTGAACATGGGAGAAGGAGTTCTTGTGCGGGCTGTCGTCGTAGCGCGGCTCTCCCGAAACCTGCAGCCGGCGGAAATGGTAGCCGCCTTCGAAGCCGCTGATCAGGGTGGTGCAGCTGGGATCGACAACAAACGCCGGCACCCCATCGGCCAGCCGTTCGAGCGGCAGCGTGACAGCCTCGATGCGGAGCAGCGGGTCGTTGGAATGGGTTGGGTAGGCGTTGATGCCGGCCGCCCGCAGGATCCGGAATGGCGTCTCGTCCTCGGTCTGCGGCCGGTGGTCGCCGGCAGGATCCCCATAGAACCGGCACTGGCTGTTCGGGAACTTCCTGTGCAGGTAGGCCTTCAGTTCCTCGGCGAACTTGCGGGCGTTGGTGTTCTCGGTGATCAGCTCGCCCAGCACCAGCCAGCGGCCCCGGTAGTGCTGACAGACCGCCGCCGCCGGGGTCCGCCCGAAGTCGATGCCAACGATCAGGTCAACCCCGGGATAGGGGATGATGGTTTCGCGGGCGACGTGGATCTCGCGCCGGAACGACGGGTAAACCATCTTCCCCGCATTCAAGGTCGCCAGCTTGTTGCAGACATAGGCCCGGATGTAGGCGCGGGTCTTGCCCTGCATCTGCTGTTCGTAATAGCCCTCTGGTAAATTCTCGACATTCTCGGCGAGCGGGTTGGGCGCGTAGCCGATCAGGGCACCGCTCGGGTCCATCACTTCGGTATAGGCCCCGGGCTGCAGATAGAAGGTCCAGCCGGCCGGCTTCCTCATGGTCAGCTTGTCGTCTTCCGGCATCCACTCAGGGAGAGGGACTTGCCCCGACATGAAGCTCCACCAATGGTTTTCGCTGGGGGCATTGGTGTCGGCGATGACGCCGTACCAGGACGGCCCGCCCTGACTCTTGCTCGGATAGCGGCCGACGCGCTGGGTGGCGCCATCGACAATCGCCTTGTCGAGCTCGCGCGCCTCGTTGAGCCAGGCCCCGGTAACCTCGAGCGACAGGAGCTTCTTGATATCTTCTGGTTTATCAAGTGCCAGAAAAATCACCTCTAAGTCGATCTCGGCTTTCCTGATGTGGTGTGTAGGTGGTGCGCTCCAGGCGAAATGCCCCCAGTCGTTCTCGGGGAACCACATCAGCCAGGTCTTGATCGTCGTCGTCCGAAGTTCGGCATATGTATTACGGACGACGACCCAGCGTGACCGGCGCAGCTTGTCCTTGCCCGGCCTCTGCGCCGCCGCTCTCCTCATAATCTCGATCGCGCAGGTCGTGCTTTTGGCCGAGCCAACCGGCCCCTGGATCCCACGGAAGTAACTGTCGTCCCGCATGAAGGCGCGCAGCGTCGGGCCGGGCGGGCGGAAATCCAGGGCCGCCATCAGTCGATCTCCGGGTTGCTGTCGGTCTCGCTCGCCTCGAGCAGCTTGATGCCATCACGCAGCAGGCCCATCGCCTCGACATAGGTCAGGTTGATGCCGCTCATGTGCAGCTCGCCCTTGTCGGTGGTCAGGATCAGGCTGGCGCGCGGCAGGCCTTCGCGCCGCTTCGAGTAGCGGGCCTGCGCCATCACGGTGACGGAGCCAAGATTGCCCGACATCATCGGCGGCCCTCGATGATCCCGGCATCCATGGCGCGGCGCGTCAGGGTCTCGGCCGCCTCCGGCCCGAGCGCCTCGATGATCTTGTCAGCCTCATGGTCGGTGATCTTGTCCGTCGGGTACTGGGTCATGTAGACCCGCTTGACCGAGACGCGCAGGCGCTGCAGGTCCTCGAAGCGCAGCTCGGTCAGGAAGCTCATGGCAGGTATCCCGGCCGGATCTTCGCCGGCATCCGGTACAGCTTGACGCCATGAGCGTCATACAGGCCGGTATCGACCGGCTGCTCTTCGGGCTCATAGACGTTCAGCGCGGGCATGACCGGGTCCATATCCTCCCAATCCGCTCGCGGCCTTAATACTCGATAGCAGGTCATAGTCCGACCGGGCCGGTGGTGTGGCCCTTGCGGATCAGCTGGCTCTGGATGTTCTCGCGCTTGACGCGGAAGGTCTGGACGCCGACCGACTTGGCGAAGTTCTTGAGATCGTCGTAGGGCATCTCGGCAAGCGGGACCATGCGGGCGGGCGGCCGAAGGTCGGGCTGGGGTTCGCCCGGTGGCGGTCCTAGCGGATCTTCGCCGTCCTCCTGAAGCTGTCGATCGAGCGCCGCGAGACCAATCGGTGGGGTTTCCTGCGGTTCCTCACCTTGTTCTTCCCGGTCAGGCTCCTCCTGATTAGGCACATCAATCGGCTCCTTTTCTGCGCTGCGGGCGAGCACGCGGGGCTTTTTGGCGGTGAGGCGGCTGCCCTGAGGTGGCTTGGCGTGCGGCGTGTACGGCTGGTGCAGCGTGTTCAGCAACCGCTCGATGTCGTCGGTTGCTGTACTAATGCTCAGCAATTCCGCACTTCCATTGAACCGCCTATGCAGTCGTTTGGATAGTCCACTCAACCTCTGCGCTACCTGACCCGCTTCCAACATCCGGTTACCCTCTCCATACTCGTGTGCGAAACTTCTGCTTAAATGCAGAACAACGCAACGTAGAAACGGAAAAAGGAGGGATCGAAACGTGCCATTCACGTCCAAGGACGCCGGCCAGCTGCGCACGGTCGTCCGGCTCGCCATCATGGAATGGATCAACCTGCAGGTAGACCTGGGCCATGACGCCCGGGCGGCAGCGGTCCGGGCAGCCTGCATGCTGACCAGAGAAGCGCTTGACTCGATGAAGGCGGCCGACACGATGGAGCTCTACATGAGCGCCGTCGGGCCGATGTTCGCCGAGCATGCCGAGCTCTTCATCGCGACGATCGAGGCCGCAGCCGAAGAGACGCGCCAATGAACCGGCTCCTGAACCGGACGGAGCGCCGGACCGCCGAGGTGATGAGCCGCCAGATGATCGAGGCCGAGGGCAGGGTGCGCGCCCGCATGGCGAAGACCGGCAACTGGCCGCCCTGGGAAATCAGCCTGATCCCGTGCAATGCCATTCCCAGCAGCGGCTGGGCCGGCGAGATGACGACGATTGCCGAGAACAAGCTGTACGCCGTCCTGATGCGAACCATCACGACGAAGCGCGGCTGCGTCACCCATCTGGCGATCCGCTCCTACTGGGGCAACGAGGTTCCGTGGTCGGCCAAGCAGCGGATCAAGAACGAGCTGATCGGTGCCGAACGCCATGCCGTCGAGGTCTTCCCGGCGCAGAGCCAGCTGATCGACGCCGCCAACATGTATCACCTCTGGGTCTACGGCGAAGACTACGTCCCGCCGTTCACGCTCAACGAGTAGCCGATGCCCGAGCGCCAGACCTTCGAGCCGGGAGACAAGGATTGGTCGATCGCATCGCGGGCGACCTGGAAGCTGTCGCCGATCCAGAAAGAGATTGCCATCGAGATGTACCAGGGCGGCCTCAAGGTTTCCCAGATCGCCCGCCTGTTCGGCGTCCACCAATGCACGGTGCATGGCCTGCTGGTCCGGCGCGGAATCAAGTACTGATGGCCGAGCGCCCGGGCCTGGGAGCGTGGAAGCTGAGCGCCCCGGAGAAGGACGACATTGTCCGCCTCTACGTCGATGAGCGCTTCAGCACCCGCACCCTCGGACTGATGTTCGGCGTCCATGCCGCATCGATCCGCGCCATCCTGAAACGCCGCAACATTCCCCGGCGCGCGCGCGGCTGGATCAAGGAGAAACAGCCATGAAGAAGCCAACCACCGAACAGCAGGTGACCGAGATGGCGATCGCTCTCGCCATCATCGCCGAGCGCCATGTCGCGGAAGTCGGTCACGACCATACCTGCGCCTTCGCCCTGATGATCCAGGCCGCCCTGATCTCGGCCGGCTACCACAAGCGCGACACGGAATTCTACGGCATGCTGGAAAGCATCCGGCAGATCCGCGAGATGCACAACGGCCCGCTCAAGCCGAGCATGGACGAGATCGAACGCAAGGCCATGCGCGGCCTGCGTGAGAAGCTGAGCAGGGGAAAACCCACCCACCCATAAGAAGAGAGAACCGATGGATCCCTATGCCCAATGGGCCACCGTGCCCGCCCATGGCGAGGTGCTGCTCTGTCTCTACGACTACGAAGACGACGAGATCGACGATCCCCCGACGCTGCTCCGGATACCGGTCGTGGCCTGGCGGATCCGACCATGCTCCAGAGATCACAAGGCAGGTCACCAGGAAGATACCCCGATCCCGATCCTGCCGCTGAGCTGCGAAATACCGCGCCAGTACAAGGAATGGACGGGTCTGATGCGGAGCGTGGTCATGGCGATCCTGATGCCGGATGGTATGGTCTACAGCGACGACGGCACCGAATGGTTCGCCAGCGTCGATGAGTTCCGCGAGCGCTGGCTCAAGTTCTTCCGTTACCGCGCCGAAGCGAGACAGGCGGAGCATCGGAGGCTGGAGGCTGAGGCGGCCAAGGCATAGCTGTTCATTGATCCAACGTCAGGCCTTGCTTCACCGAGCCCTCACCCTTCCTGCGGGGGGCAGTTTTCAGCGGCTTTGCTGTGTGTGGTGTACCTCGCCGCGACCCGAGCCTCGCCTTTTTCGACCCCCGCCTCCCCTTGCTCTCACCCGGGGGGGTCAGCTCAAGTCGATGTTGATCACCAGCGTTGGTTGGGGTGGCGACGCTGGTTGCGCCATGTGACCGCCTCTGTCCAGCAGGTCGCGCGCCGCCCAGAACTTGACCTGGCCGCTCTTGTTGTCGAGCAGCGACAGCATGGTGTTGGCCGCCTTGACGCTGCCCAGCGTGATCACGTGACCAACGGCGCATCGGAGGTACTCTTGTACGCGAGGGTTCCGGATCGTGCGCGTTGCGTAGACGTGAGCATATGCGCCTTCGCATCCCGCGCGTCTCGCTGCCTCCGTAGGGCTCGGTGCCCCGGTCAAGAGTGCATCAGCGAACGCCCGTTGTTTCGGCGTCAGGCCGAACTCGTCAACGCCTTCGACCGTCTGCTCAGCAGGTGTCTCGGCAACGGCTGGAAGGGAAGTCATCGGCTACTCGCGACTGGCTGTGGGTTGAGTGTCGCGCGCGAGGATACGACGCACAGTCTTGCGTAACTGTCAACGTTGTACCCACTGGCGCGGCTTTCAAGTAAAGCACGGAAGCATTCGCTGGAAAGACATTCCTACGCTGACGGGGTGAAATAGCGACTCGGGCGTGCCCCCTTCGGGGTCGGGCTTTCGTGCTGCGCATGGAGCCCGCAAGCGGTCTCCACCCTTCGGGCTTCAATCCCTCACGCGGCAGACGTGCTCAGCAGCCCGCCCATTCCGTGCGCTCCACGCCTCCGGGCTCGGCGGCCACGCTCCGATCCGGTCGCCGCCTAAGAGGGCGGCTCCACTCCTCTCCGCGCTGGCCTTGGACTTCGCGCTTGCCGCGCTCGTCGCGCCCGTCGCCGCTCCGCTTCGGCCTGGTCGTGCCGCCTGCGCGCGTACTGCCGGGTCGGCCGGTCCTGCGTTTCGTCGCGGCGGGTCGCAAGCTCCCCGCTTGTGCTCCTCACTCCGGACCGCCTCTCTCTCTCTCTCTCGCCCGTCACGCTGTGGATTTCATGTGCGGACAGGCGCGCTCCGTTCAAGGGGGTCGGCTCTCTTCGCCGCCAAGTCCCACTAGGACCGCTTCGCGGTCGAGTGGAACTAAAGGCGGCTGCAGAGGCCTGGACGTTGTCCACCCCCTTGAGCTCCGCGCCCCTGCCCTTAGCGGTCGCACGTATCAGCGTGACGGGCGAGAGAGTTCGCGCGCTGTCCTCGGACCACTCTCCTGTCGGCAGACGGGAGGTGGAAAAGAGGGCTTCGAGCAACACGACAAAACGACAGGAGATCGACCATGACCACGACCAACCCGTACGCAGTGACGAACCGGAACACGCTGGCCGCCGCTTACTGGATCATCCCCGGCGACGACGGGCAGCCGAAGCCGATGAGCTCCGGCGAGATCAACCGGCAGACGCTGGCGCTGATCAACCTCCACGGCCTCTCCGACTACCACCGGGGCACGCTGTCGCTCAAGCTGAGGCAGGCACGCGAGGCCGCCGAGCTGACGCTCAAGCACCACCGCCAGATCAAGCCGCTGATGAGGCACACCGGGCTGACCTTCGAGGAGGCCGCCGACAGGTTTGAGGCGCAGGTCCGGGCGCTGCTGACCGACGCCAGCTTCGCCGACTGGGACGGGGCGCTCGCCTGGTGCCAGATCCAGACGGTGTACGGCCACTGCTTGAACGCCTACTCGAACCTGAACACCACCGCCGACCAGTTGGGTAAGCTGGCTGCCGAGGGCAAGGCGCTGGCTAGAGAGCCGAGGTTTGAAGGCAGCCCGCACGACGACGAGTTGGACAGGTTGCGTGAGCGCTACCGCAAGCTCGACAAGCAGCACGCCTTCTGGGAGTGGCGTCTTGAGGCGGCGACCGAAGCGTACCGCCGGATGGTGGCGACGGTGCAGGTGACGGACAGCGGGGACGTTGGGATGTTCAGCAGCCTGAGCAGTGAATGGAAGCCGCCGGTCAGCAAGCAGAAGGCCAGCTGGCGGAGACTGGCGAAGGAGGCACGGACGAAAGCGGCCTGAGACAGGGAGCGGGGGAGCCGGGAGGGACATACCCCCTGCTCCCCCGCCTTAGTCTTAGCCATCAGTCTCGTCACTCGTCACTCGTAACCATATATGCGTACTGCGCCAGCAAGGCACGCTCCACCATGGGGCGTGTGTCTGCAGGATAGCAGAACAGTTGCTGGCCCGCACCCCCCCAATGGGAGAGCGTTGCGCTGCGTTGCTCATTGATGAGCACGGCCAGCCCACGAAAAGATTTCGAAAGCTCACGCTACCACGTGGCGATGGCGACCCGCTTCCATGTGTTGGTTGCGGTGCAGACATAGATGAAGCCGGTATCCCAGCAGATATCCCCGGCGTTGCCCGTCGCCGCCGCCGACGCCGGAGTCTTGGCGGTGCGCAGCCGCACCGTGTCGTTGGTGACATCGAGCAGGCCGGTGATGGTGGTGGCTCCCGCTGCCACCGTGCTGTCCAGCGTGGCGGCACCCGTCACATGCAGCGTGCCGGTGCTGACCGCATTGACCAGCCGGCTTGCCACCGCCTTCGCCAGTTCGACCAGGGTCCACGAGACCTCGCGCTTGGCCGAGAGATCGAGGCCGGCGACCGTGTCACCATCGGCGCTGTCGGCTGAGGTGAAGGCAGGCAGGGCAATGAACTTGTTCGCCATGGGGGGACTCCTAGGCTGTCAGGGTGGTGAGTTGAGCGCCGGTCTTGGCAACGGGGTAATAGACCAGCGACTTGAAGTTGCCGTCCAACTGCCGGTTCTTGGTGGTGTTCCTGTTCCCTAATTGCAACCCGGTGAGGGTGGGCAGGGTGAGCACGGCAGACTGTGCCACGCTGCCATTCACCGCCACGATGAAGGCCCCGGCGGCGTAGGAGCAGGCGATCTTGACGGTGGTGGCATAGGTGAAGGTCAGTTCGGTGTCGCTGCTGCCCACCGTCATGGCACCGCCGATGCTGACCGCCTCGTTGTAGCGGAAGATCAGGCGGTTGGCATCCGACCCGTCGCTCATCTCCATGATGCGCGGGAAGCTGGTGTTGACGTAAGCGATGCTGGCATGGGCGACGAAGGTGCCGACGCTATTGCTGAACCACGTGCCACCACTCAGGATTGCAGGGCTGAGCGGCACCGTCACGTCATCCGACGATCCAATCAACATGCCCGATGCCGTAGGTGTGACAGCACCTGTGACCAGCTGCGCCAGGGTGCGGGTGACTGGTGCCGCTGCCGCCGCCGTGCTGGCGGCATAGGTTCCGGTCGTGAAGTCCAGGTAGAGCGAACTGCCGGCGGGGTAGGGCGAGGCGGCAGCGATCAGGCCGGAGGCGGGCAGGCCGAGGCCGAGGCTGACCATCACCTATACCCGATGAGATTACTTGCGGTTGTACCAGTGGACCACACCAGCTTGACCCGCACTGCCAAATCCTTGCCGGCGGGCACGCTGCTGAAGGTGACCGCATCACCATCGATGGTCGTGACCTTCACGTTGCCCGTGGTCCCGACGTAGATCCCGGCGAAGCGGTTCTCGTTGGTGTCGTGCGGCGTGATGGCCGCTGCCCCGGTGGGAATCCCACCCCTCTCAATGCTCATCGCCCTGCTCCTGAATTCTGCATGGACGCAGACCGTACCACCCCGTCGACTAAGGCCCAAGGCCTTAGCGACCAGGACGCTCCCGCACAGGTGGAAAATCAGGGGTTCTATGTAATTCGAAAATGAAACATCAACATGGAGATCGAACATGATCACGAACATGCCGGCGTTTCGGTTGTGGCACAGCACGGGCAAGCGCATGATCGAGTGCGGTGCGGCGTGGCCGAACCGGGCAGGGACCGGGTTCAACTGTCAGCTGGACTCGATCACCGGCACGAAGCAGTTCTTCCTGGTCCCTAACCTGGACCGGGATGGCAAGCCGCAGGGCACAGCCCCGTTCAAGGTGCTCTATTCCACCACCCGGGTGCGCAGCGACGGCGGCCAGCACACACGGCATGTCGGCGTTGCCCACCTCAGCGGTGACCGGCAGGGCTACGACTGCTACATCGCCGACCCGTTCGGCAATCTGAAGATCCACCTCCGCCCGATCGTCGAGCCCGCAGCTGCGGCGGCGAACGATGACGAGATCCCCGACAGCGATGAGATCCCCAGCGCCGACGACCATGCCGTCAGTGAAGTGGCATGATGATCAGCCTGCACACGGACCAGCTTTACGCGCTGGTCCGGACCTGCCGTGACCAGGCGCAGTTCTTCCGCCATGCCGCAGAGCAGGAAGAAATCACCGGCTACTATGCCTATGCAACCGACGACTATGCCCGGGCGGCACAGCTGACGGCGCTGGCCGACCAGATCCTGGCCGCCATCCAGCAGCACGAAAAGATTTCGGCATGAGATGTGTCGGGCGGGCCACGACCAAGCGAACCCGCCCCTCACAGGAGATCGACGCACACCCCCGCCCGGCAGAGCAGCAGTGAACCATCGAGGGAGAGAACATGACTGCGTTACCAGACGAGTTCAATGAGCCGACAGGTCTAAGCACTAAGTGGGACCTGGCGCAGCGGGTTACCTCCCGCATCATAGCCCAGCTGGAGAGCGTGCAGCCCGGAGACTGGCGCTGCCCGTGGTCCCGCAACGGGACCGGCAGCCTGCCGATCAACGGGTTCACCGGCAAGGCCTATCAGGGAACCAACACGCTACTGCTCTGGATCGAGGCGATGGAGCATGGCTACCAATCCCATCGCTGGCTCACCTTCAAGCAGATGCGTCTGCTGGGAGGCAGACTTAATGACGAGACCCTGGCCCGGCCGAAGGGTTCGAAGGACTGCCTGTGCGTCCGCTACGGGACGTATGACAAGAAGGTACCGACCTGGATAGACAAGGACGGGCACGCCCGCACCACCGACGAGGTGCCCTATGCCAAGGCGTTCTACGTCTTCAATGTCGATCAGGTCATTGGTCTTCCGGACCGGCTGTACGAGCAGGACCGGCGGACCCAGCCGTACGGCGAAAGTACGCGGCAAACGATCCGTGACTTTGTCATCAAGGCGGGGATCGGACTCAATCACGGCGGCGACCGCGCCTTCTACCGACCGGGCACGGACCAGGTCACAATGCCATACCTGTCGTGCTTCATCGAGGCCTCCGGAGTAGAGGGACCGGAGCATTACGACAGCACCTTGCTGCACGAGATCGTTCATTGGAGCGGACATCCCGGCAGACTGGCAAGGCCGGATCTCGGTGTCAATGACAAGGCTTCGTATGCCCGGGAGGAGCTGGTTGCCGAGTTCGGATCGGCCATCCTGTGCGCGTACTTCGGGGTGACCGGCCGGCTCCAGCACCCCGAGTACATAGCCAGCTGGTTGCAGGCCCTGCGCAAGGACACACGCGCCCTGTTTGTGGCGACACGGATGGCCCGGCAGGCGTATGAGTTTCTGCTGGAACGCGGAGGATTGCCGCCGGCCGACGAGGCTCCGACTCCCGAGTGCGTAGCGGCGGATCTACCCTCAGTGGAAAAGAGGGAAGTCGTGAAGTTTGAAAATCAGGAGAAGAAATCATGGGCTTGAAGCTGACCTTGGACCTGAGCGGCGTGGTGGTGATCGACCCGACTAACGCCGATGACATGAAGCTGCTGACGCTGCTGTCCACCAAGCAGCTGCTGGTGCGCTGCTCCACCTACACCCTGACCGGCTATGTCGGCCAGCATCTCGAGCCCGGAACCATGGCAATCAGCCAGATCACCGAGGACCTGGCGGTGCAGCCGAGGGGCACGCACGATGCCCAGTGGAAAGCCTACGAGGAGGAACGGGACCGGAAGCGGGCCGCAGAGACCACCGCAAACGCCGCCTAATCGTCGCTGAGTGGGTCGTCTGGGTCAGTGCGGGCATTGGAAGCCTCCAAACCCAGAGGCCACTCAGTGACCAGTTTTTCGGCGCTAACGTGGATCTCTACCGCTAGTCGAACTACCATCCCCCCGTTACACCCGTAGCGGGGGTTTCGTTTTAGGAGATGCGCCATGTCTGAGTTGTCACTGACACCCGACGAGATGGCCGAGTATGACCGCCTCTGCCTGCGGCACGACGCGATCGGCGACATGGACCCCGACGAGCGGGCGATTCACCACACGATCCTCGCCGCTGAACAGCGCTGGATCGAGCGCCGCCTGTCACAGCTGGACGACAAGCCAATCGGCAAAGAACATCAGGCTGGTGAGCAGACCGACCAGCAAGACCGTCACCAGCAGGCCGATGAGAGTCACGAGCAGCCAGTTCAGCAGGCCGACGAACATCCATTCCCCCTCGGAGTTAAACCATGACCCTGACAGCAAGCGACGTGAGCGATGCGGTGCTCGAGGGACTGCGGAAACTGACCGGCTACTCGGGCGTGCGGGATGCCCTGGCCGAGTTGGAGAAGTGGGAGGTCCGGCCCGACCACCGAAACTTTGACCTGATCCAGCGGCTGATCCACTTCGCCATCTCCGTCGCCGAGACCGAGGTGGCCCGGCTCGACGACGAGGAGGAGAACAACGCCAACCAGCAGTGGGAGGAGGATCACTGGTGACCCCGCATGAACTGATCTACCTCGAGCTCACGGCGTTCCTGGTTGAGCTGTCGGCGGAGGTTGATCCGGCGATGCATGATCGCATCTGGGATCGGCTGGTGGAGGTGGACTCGCGGCTGCGGGCGCTGCTGGCGGGGTCGTCAGGTGACGACGGACCTGCTGCACTGTGGCGGCAACAGCATCGATCGCTGCCTGGGTTGGCGGGTCCCGCCGCCGCGCCATGTACTCAGCCTCGCGCTTCACCGCCTCGTTCCGGTCCCGCATCTGGACATTCCGATGCCACTTCTCGAGACCGTCCAGCACTGCGTGTCGTTGATCAAGCTCCTCCTGAATGAAGGCGCGGAACTCGGCGACACAGGGCAGGCGAGGGTAGGCGTGGTGCTCGATGATTTGTTTGTACGCCATGACGAACAGATCGGGAGGCCATCCCGCCATGATCTCGAGCGAGATCTCGAAGGCCGGACCCTTGGGCATGTTCACGCCCTTGAGTTCGGCCAGCGAGATCATCCCCTCAACGATGGCATCCGAGTTGTCGGCCGGGCGCAGGTCCTCTCTCGCCTCGGCAATGAGAAGCGGCAAGTCCGGTTCGATGTCGCTAACCGGCAGGTCATACCACGCCACGTCGCGCACGCATTCGAGCTTTGAGTAAATCGCCCGTCTGTCGATTCTCCTCGAGCATCCGCTCACGCCGCTGTTCTGCATTCGACGGGTAATAACGTCCGGAGGAAGGCTGTCCGGCATGGCTGCTCTCCTTGAGGAATTTCTTGTGATCGTCCCGCAGCCACTTCTTCCAGGCTGCCTCTGGGTCAGCCCAGCAGTAGCCCTTCGCTTGGCACTGCAAGACAAAGCTCTGCGTGAACTGGTCGATGTCGCAGTTGGGATAGGTTTCCAGCGCCCAGTGCAAGGCAGCGGCACTCGGCACCCAGTCGGTGGGGACCAGCTGCTTGCCGAACGGCACCACTACCCTAGCCTGAACATCTTTGCTCGGAGCGTCTTCCTCGCGCGTTGGAGTGGGAGTGTTCTTAGACTCTTCTGTGTAGTTCATACGCAAACTTTGCGTATCGCTTTGGGGGGTTTCGTCGTTTTTTTCACAGGGGATACGCAAACTTTGCACATCGCGCAGGCTATAGACATTCGAGGTCCTGCCGCTCTTGCTGATGCGGGCAGTGATCTTGATCCGGCCCACGGTCTCGAGCTGCTTGAGTACGGTCAGGACCCAGCGACGGGAACGCTTGAGCTTGGCGGCGATGGCATCATGCGAGGGGAAGCACGTGCCGCCGGCGTCGGCGAACTGATACAGCACGACCAGCAAGGCCACCTCGTTGGCGTCGAGGCCATCCAGCTGCTCGAAGAGATCGGCGAGGGAGCGGGTCATTCCCGCACCCCCCGAGGCAAGGGGCCTTCGGTGTTCCCCGGCGGTTCCAGCAGTCTGAACATCTGTTCATCGTCGTCACCCCGACCGGCGATCACCGATGTTGTCAGAAGCGGGTAGGGCTTGCCGCTCAATGTCCGGCACACCCGGCGCACCCAGAGCGGTGACCGTCCCAAGATCCGGCCAATCTCGCTGGGAGTGGTGACGCAAGACATCTCGTTCCAGGCACCCAGCCTGACCAGTGCCATCAGCACGGCCATCTCATCGGCGTCCTCACAGGCACCGAGCAGGGCGAGCAGCGTATAGGTGGTGAGCTTCATGCGTTCGGCCTCCGTTGGTTCGGAGCCGATAGCCTTCTGAAGTATGACCAACTGAGGGAGCTTGCGCCCAACCGCTGACGCGGTTAGCTTAAGCGCACAGTTCCAATCAGCCGCCTTCCAAGGGCTTCGGCTGGTTACTGGCGGGTCGGAGTTCGTAGCTCCGGCCCGCGCCAGTATTAGGGCACGAGGTCGGGTGAGTGGCAATGTCCCGCATGGCTAGCGGACCACTTCGATTTCGATCCCATAGATCGCCTCCACCACCGCTCGTCTCAGTCTGCTGGCCGTGTCGTCCATCCCCTTGAACTCCTCGACCTTCCGGATGCCGTTCTCGATGTAGGCGAAGTCGGCGGTGTAGCGGCAGGCCCGCCCCCTCGGGTAGCCGGCGCTGCGGATCCGGATCGGCTTGCCCTCGATCACCAGCGGGAACGGAACCTGCCGGCGCAGGAGCGTGATCAGCCCGGCCCGCTCAAGCAGCCTCAGCTCGAGCCAGCGCCTCAACTCGCCCTTGCTGTGGAACACCATGCCCTCGTGCTCGACCAGCTGGTTGCCGTACTTGGTCGGGCGGTGGGTACGCTGAGGCGGTAGGCCGGGTGTCGGGAACATGGAATCCCTCTGGCTCAACGACGGTGAGCAGCAGCCCCAGCGCTTCGGCCCAGCACGCCAACACAAAGCCGGTCGGGCGGTAGCGTTGGCACTCGAACTTGCCGACCTGCCCGGCCGCCAGACCAACCCGATCATCCAGTTCCAGCTGGCTCAGGCCGAGGGTAATCCTCCGCCTGGTCAGGCTGGCGACGATGGCGGTCCAGCGGTCGGCTTCGCTCGGCACTCTCGAATGGTCGGGCATTGGGATCCACTGCTCTGAAGGAGCTACTCTGCGCGGCGGCAGACTGTCATCACAAGCTCTAAATTTCCGCCTTGTGTACTGCCTCCTCTGGCTGTCGGCGATTTAATTTGCCGAGTGCGTTGCACTCATTCCACTGTTGACGCGGAACTTCCAATGCCGGGCAGGAGAATGAATGATGGCAAAGCCACACGACAGAGAGGCGCGAACTGTTCTGCTGAACTGGATCAACCAAACACTCAAGGAGAAGGGCTGGCGGGCGTATAACTGGACGCTCGCCGCCGAGCTATCGGACACCTCGCTGACCCGCTTCCTGAAGAACCCAGCAACTGCGCACCTCCCCTCAGCAACGACGCTGATTGCTTTGGCTCACGCGGCGGAGTCTAATCCGAACCTACTAGAAGCAAAGAAGCTAGAACTTGGCAAAAAATTGCCGTTACTTGATGGCAAGTTGCTAACACTAATGGCTTCTTGCTCTGCGGACTTGGATGGGCTGACGATCAGACAGGAGATCGAACAGCTCACCGAGCGGAGAACAACAGTCGTGTCGTATGATACCAGCACCCGCGCCTTCGCCCTTGAGTGCGAGACAAGATCAATGAATGCGGCGGGACTGCTGCCGGGAGATCATCTGATTTGCGAACCGCCGGAGATAGTACCCCCGAGGGTCGGCGATACTGTCATTACCCTATCGAGTAGTGGCGAGGTCCAACCGCTGCGCTATGCCGGCGACTGGCTCAAGCCGGTCAGCACCGACACCGAGTGTGAGCCCGTGCTGCTCGCCGAGACCCGGGTCTATGGTACCGTGGTGCAGATGTCGCGGCCGATGCGGCCAATGGATCCCCCGAAAGATAAAGTAAATGGAAAAGAAACGACTCAATTGATTGGAATAAAAACAGTCGGTTTGCTACCGACAGACTAACATCTGCTTGCTGGTCTGCGGCTCAGCAGATAGACTAGGGGCAATCCCGTGGTGGAGAGCCCCCTATCGTCTCGCTCCTTGACTGCCATGGATTTGTCCATGGCTTTTTTTGTGCCTGCACCCAAGACCGGAAGGAGTAACGACCGTGCCGATTACTGAACAGCAGAGAGCGGAGCGGATCGCGTACGTTGGGAGCTCGGACGCCCGGAAGCTGATGGCGGGGCAATGGCTGGAGTTGTGGCAGCAGAAGACCGGCCGGCGGGGCGACGATGATCTTCGCCAGAACGTGCTGGTTCAGATCGGCATTGCGACCGAGCCGCTGCACCGGCAGTTCTACGAGTGGAAGACCGGGGCTCAGGTGGTGGCGGTGCCCGAGACCCAGCGCATGATGGCGCACCCGCACATCTGCGCCAACCTGGACTACGGCACCTTCACCCACCCCCAGCATGCCGAGCAGTGGGACACCCCGATGGAGGCCAAGTTCAACGCTGGCTTCGCCTCTCTGGCCGATGTCATCGAGTATAACTTTTGGCAGATCCAGCACCAGCTGCTGGTGACCGGCTGCGGCCAAGCCGTGCTGTCCCTGATCCAGCCGAGACAGGACGGCTACAGCTTCGCCGTGATCGCACGGGACGAGGCCCGCATCGTCCAGCTGGAAGAGACCATCCACGCCTTCTGGTGGTATGTCGAGCAGGACGAAGCGCCGTCGCAGCAGGACCCTGTGGCCTCGCCGACCGTGGCCCGCCAGAAGATCCTCGACATGAGCCTGAACAACAGCTTCGTGTCCCTGGCTACCGTGATACTTGAACATCGGCTGGCGGTTCAGGCTTCCAAGAACGCCGAGTCAGACCTCAAGGGCACCATGCCCGAGGACGCTCAGCTGGCCTACCTGCCGCCGCGTGATGGCAACCCCGGGTTGGTGCTGTCGCGCGACAAGGCGGGCAAGATCAGCCTCAAGATCGGGGACCTTCCCCGTATCCACGCCGCCCGGTCAACGCTCTGGCTACCGGATGGCACGTCATATGACCAGGCCGGAGAGTAGGAGATCGCGACCATGGCCCCCCGCAAAACTCTATCACCTTCGGACGAGGCGACGGCAGACGCCCCGGCCCCCACCCCCGAGCCGGAGCTCCCGGCCCCCGGTAATCTCTACCTCTGGGACAGGCTGAAGCGCACCGACCCGAAGGCAACCAAGCCGTTCCAGCGGGCCGGCGGCTTTCGCGGCACCCAGATCGACCCGGTCTGGCGCATTCAGATGATGACCGAAACGTTCGGCCCGGTCGGTCTCGGCTGGGGTCACGAGCAGCTGGAGTGGACCATCGCCGAGCGCATGGTCTTCATCTGCTGCCGGGTCTGGTACATCGACCCCGACACCCAGACCAAGTGCTTCACCGGCCCGCAGTGGGGCGGCACCGAGTTGATCCGGAAGAACAACAGGGACGGCACCGAGCGGCCCGACGACGAGGCGTTCAAGATGAGCGTCACCGATGCGATCGGCAAATGCATGCTCCAGATCGGCCTGGCCGCCGACGTTTACATGGGTCAGTTCGACGACAGCAAGTACCGCGATGAATCGGAGGCGATCTATAGCGCCAAGGCCAACCCGAACCTGCAGCCGCTCAGCATCCAGAAGTTCGAGGCCGAGGTGAAGGACAAGCTGATGGCGGTCGAGGACCTGGACGCCCTTGATACCCTGTGGCGGGACGGGGTCAATGCCCGGATCCGGGAGATCGGCACCGTCGATAAGGTGGCGTCGCAACGCATGATCAGCCTCTTCAGCCAGAAGAAGGCAGCGCTCGAGAGAGCCGCCAACGCGGCATAAGTGTGACGGTAAGTGTGACAGACCAGGGGGGATGAAGTATCGGCTAAGCCCTGCGGCCTTAGTCCGAGTGTCATCCCCCCTCCCTTCCCAGAGGACCGACATGCCAGCAGTTATCAGATACCGGATTGAAGGGGAAGTCTCCTTCGATCCCTCCAACCTCGGCGAAGTCATCACCATCCAGGCCGAACTCGAGAACATCCTCGATCGGATCGAGGGCAACGCCAAGCTCGGCAACAAGTACCCGGTGGTCCTGACCGCCCGCATGCACAACAGGCGCAGCGGGGCCGGCGATGCTTAACGTCACCATCCTGATCGGCCGGCTGGGCCGGCATCCCGAGATCCGCCACACCCAGGACGGCAAGAAGGTCGCGACGTTCAGGTTAGCCACGTCGGAATTCTACAAGGGCGAGGAAAGGACCGAATGGCACAGCGTCGTGGTCTGGGATGAGGTCTTGATCGACGTTTTGGCGAACCGCTGCCGGTCGGGGACATTGATCGCCCTCGTCGGTACCACCCGGACCCGCCCCTACGAGGACAAGGCTGGCAACCAGAAGCACGTGACCGAGGTGATCCTCGACAAATTCGCCTCAAAACTCCAGGTTCTGGGCGGCGGCATCGTAAAGGGGGAGAAGCCCGACCGGCAGGTTGACGACGAAATCCCCTGAAACCAAGAACCCCGCCGAGCCTCGGCTAAGCGGCTGGCTTAGCCGATTGCTGGCGCGGCGGGGTCCGGGGGTCCGAGGTCAGGTGCAGTGGCCTTCGAGAACAGCACCCCCATCCTGCCAGCCAACACTTAACATTCCGCTACCAAGGAGCAGTCATGAACGCCACCGCCTGCCGGCTCGAGGACACCCTGAGACAGATCGGCGAATGCTGGGCGATCGACAAGCTCAAGCAGTACGGCCCCGAGAACCTGCAGACGCTGGCCCGGATGCGCGGCTACGGCCCGATGATCGAGGCCTCCAAGCCGGCGATGTCGGCGATCACGACGCTGACCCGCACCCACCCCGACCTGCGCCGGACTGACGCCGTCGATTTCGCCAGCCTGGCGGCGGCCTCGCTGGTCAACCGCAGCCTGTGATCGATCGGGCGGGGCATGACGTTCGGCCTAGGCCGAAACCTTGCGCTGGTTGATAACCGAGCGGTTGAAGGCCAGTGCAGGGCTTGAATGACCATTTCCAGGAGGAAACATGCCGAAGCGCAAGCAGACACCCCCCGATCGGCCGGGCTCGCCCGGTCCGAGGGATGACGGCCTAACCCCGCTCGAGCAGTTCGCCGCCGGCCTGATCGGGAACGGCGCGTACCTGATCCCCGATCACAAGATCCTCTGCCTGATCCGGCAGCCGGACCGCTCGGTGGTGGCGATCGCCAACCCGTCGGTCAGTGAGGGGCAGATCATCTCACTGTTGCGCGACATCGCCGATGCGTTCGAGCGCCAGACGCTGGCCGATGGCAACTTCAAGCTGGTGATCGAAACCAGGCGGCCCCCGAAGACCGCGTAATCGTCTTTATGGAAAATCCTGGATAGCTAGCAGCCTAGCCTCGGACCAAGCGGAGCTTGGCCGATAGCTCACAACCTATCCACATCGCCGAACAGGTCGTGCAAGCTGAGCACGCTCTGGCGCATCGAGGCCGCCAGGTGGCGGGCCTCGGCGTGCGGATCGCGGCTCGTGGCGATCCGGTCGCACTGGCGCGCCCAGCTTGACACACTGACGATCACCGCATCCCTCAGATGCTCGAGTTTCATGATGCCGGAGGCACCTCCTTGACCCTGTCGCCGAGCAGACCACCGATGGCCGCGCGGACTCCCATCGCGGTCGGCAAAATCAGCGCTGCCGCAGATGGATCAACCAACAATCCTACGGCGCAAAGGGCATCAATAATAGCCCGGTAAGTCGAGGCCTCGCGCAAACGGGCGATTATGTACTTCATGACTACTTCAATCCGTCAGTTTGAAAAACTTATGGTGACCAATAATCGTCGTCGGGGTCTGACCCCGCGCCCAAGTAGGCCTTAGCTCCACCCTGCAATAATGCGTAGCCCCACCAGTATTATTCGGGCGGCTGCCAAGCAGCACGATCTCGGCCGCCTTCATGCAGTCGCCCCAGGCGGGATCCTTGTGGGCACGCAGCAGTTTGGGCAGGTTCGGATCCCGCTCATTCCAGCAACTGAACTGCCAGGGCGTGAGACAGGCCGAGCCGATCGTGCCATCCCCATACAATGCGTGGCGGCGGCTGCCGGTCTTGTCCATGTAGGCCCGGGCGAGCCGTGCCCGCTCCTTGATCACGAACCCAACGCCGATCTTTCCGGCCTCGGGTTCGCCCCTCGACTCGGCCCAGATCGTCCGGCACATGATATCCAGATCGTCGCCCACGATAACTACTCTGTGCTGCTGTGCGACCAAGGCTTTCAGCCTTGGCGCAGTGGTGCCGCCGGAAGCCCTCCCCCGCGCCTCCATGAATCCGGGGCAGACAAACATGCTCATCGAAAAAATGGCAACAGCTTGCGCAAAACTGCGTCTGCTTACCCTGGGTGTTCCGGGGGATCGCATGGGGTCGGCTCCGGCGGCTGCCAGAACCCTATCAGGCTACCCCTAAAGGATAGTTACTGTTCTGCTCCCCCGCAGAATTACCGGACGCAGAGCAGGCAGATATACGCCGCCGCAGCACCCCCGCCCGACAGGGCAATCTGGGTCGCCGACACGCTGGCAACGGTCACCGGGACCTGCGTCGCCCCGCTCACGCAGAACGCGCTCACGCTCAGCAGCTTGGTGCGCGGATCCGTCAAGCCATGGTTGATGGTCGCCGCCCCCGCGCCGTCGAGCGTGCCGGTGTAGCGCGTCCAGTGCGGGCTGGCGAGGAACGCCGCCCCCTGCAGGCCGCCCGCGACGGTGCCGTTGGGCTCATAGATCCCGTTCGTCTTGTTGGTCGGCACGGTAATCGAGTAGCCGAGCGACTGATTGCCGGCGATGGTATGGAAATCGTCGGTCGTCACCTTGATGAAATCGCCGGTCGCCGCCCCGGCGTCGCTCGCCTTCATGCCGGTGACAATCGCCCGGCCCGCCGCGATGTCGATGATCGGCACCGTGCGGGTGGTGACGCCGGTTTCGATGAAGCCGTTGCTGAGAAACATCTTGCCGCCAGTCTGGTAGGCCACGCTCGACGCCCCGCCGTAGCTGGTCACCATCAGGTTCGAGGCAATGAACGTCCCGCCGCTGACGTTGATCATGGGCAGGTGCTCGCCGCCATTCTCCATCGCCAGCCCTGATATCTTGAGCTCGCCGCCGCTGAACAGGATCATCGCATGGTCGGTCGCGGCGCTGCCGGCGTTGATGTTGGTGGCGTTGATCTTGCCGGCGCTCATCTCGAGCGTGCTGTATTTGGTGTCGAGCGACAGATTGCTGATCGTGCCGCTGGGTGCCCCGCTGCCATGATCGACGAACCGCACCCGGCCGCTGTAGGTCAGGCAGTCGGTGATGTGGAAGTCGTCAACCCGGCCAATGTCCATCGCGATGTTGGCGTTGTCCTGCCAGACTGTCATCAGCTGAGCATCGGCAGCGTAGCCGAACGGCCAGTGATGAACCCGGCTGATCCGCATGCTGTCGAGCGCACCGTCAAGCACCAGGCCCTGGCTGATGGTGCCGCACTGAATGTCGTCGATCACGCCCCCGCCAACATTGCCCTGCCCGCCGATGCCCAGCCAGCCGGCCTCGATCAGCAGGCCCTGCAGCACCGCGCGGGAATGGCCGTTCAAATCAATGCAGTTCGGATAGGCCTTGATCGAGGCTCTCACGGCGGTAGACGGCTGGACGAAGACGACGCCAAGGCGCTCGATGCCCTGGTGTGCGGCGTTCATTTGCAGCACCGCCGTCGCGGCCATATTGAACGTCGCGTAGCTGACCGCGAACTGGCTCGTGTACCGGCCGGCGCCGGTGATCGTCTGGCCCTCCGTCGCGCTGAACGACAGCTTGTTGGTGATCTTGCTGGTGCCCTCGGGAAAGTAGATGTCTCTGCCCGTCGCCAGCGCCGCCGTCCAGGCCGCCGTGTCGTCGGTCACACCATCCAGGCTTGCGGTGTCGGCGATGTTGAGGGGCACGCCTGCCGTCATCCTGTGGCGCGATTTGGTGAGAGTCATAGTTGCATATCCTTGTTATGCCGCAATCGCGCCGTAAGTCTTCCACGTGCCAGGCGTCCCAGCAGTTGTACACACCCAGCCGATATTCCCGCCGGCCGCTGGAGCCGTGTGGATGACGCGCGACCCAACCGCCCAGGCGCCCGCCACCGGGGCGGCCGAGCCACTGGCCTCGACGACAACGCCTGTGCAATTGCTGTCAATGGCGTAGCCGGAGCCAATCGAGCCAACGACGGTTGCCGTGCTGGTGCGCAGGCCGATTGTTGCTGTGGAGAAGCCGGAGACCACGTTGTCCGACAGCCGGACATCGGTACAGGTAAAAATGGAGATGCCGTAAGTGGCCGCTCCGCCTGTCGCCACGATCCGATTGCGGTCAACCAGAACCGTTGTGGAACTGTCTACGCCGATGCCGATGGCCTTGACGTCCTGGATGATGTTGTCGCTGATGTAGGTCTTGTTGCAGGCGTTGATGTAGATGCCCCAGAACAGGAACGTGCCGCCGATAATCGTATTCGACTGTATTCGGTTCTGAATATCGGTGCTGCTGTCGGAGCGGATACCCTGCGCGACGTTGTACAGCTGATTGCTGATCAGGCTGATGTTCGATGAAGTCGAGCGGATATCGATGCCGGTCCCGGCCACCGTGTAGAGCACGTTCCCGGTAACCACGAGGCTCTGGCAGGCCCAGATGCTCAGGCCAAGACAGGTGGTGTCGGTCTTGGTGCTCGCTGACGTGAAGGATCCCGTCGTGCGATTGTAGCCGATGTTGTAGAGCTGATTGCCGGAGACAGTGCCGGAGCAGTAATCGATTGCGATGCCGCGCGTCAGGCAATTGCGGATCGTGTTGTTGGCGACGACGTGGCCTTGGGTCAGGACCGGGCTGGTGCTGTCGTTCTGCTTGATCACAATGCCGTAGTCGTAGCGATCCACGATGTTGTTGGTGATGATCACCGTCGAGCACCGGCAGGACAGCTTGATCCCGGCATCGGCCGCCGCCGGGGTCGTGCCGCTGTCCCTTCTGATCGTGTTGCCCTGGATCGTGATGTTTGACCAGTCGGTGCTGGCGTCCGCCAACACCCCATACTTGCACTCTTCGATCAAATTGCCTTCGATCAGGAGGTCATAGCCGCCGGTGCGGTGCAGGTGGATAGCGCCGGCCGTGTTGTTCCTGATCGTGCAGTTCCGGATGGCGATGTGATGCGAATGGGTGCTGTCAACCACGGCTGAGGTCAACGTGTGGTCTGAGTTCTCGACATACAATCCGCCGGTTGCCGTCAGGTTGTCGATCTGGATGCCGGTGTTGCTGCCGCCGTCCCGGTAGCAGTCCTCGACCACGATGTGGGAGCATCCTGCCATATCGACCAGATGGTGCCATATCTGGGTGCCCCAGCAGTCGCGGACTGTGATATCCGACGCCTTCGGCAACCCGATGCCGTTGCCCTTGTCCGATGTGGTCTTGATCTCCAGCCCCTCGATGATGGTGTGCTGGCAGGTCCCGACGCCGTCGTAGCTGCGCGACACCAGCGCAGTCCCGTCCGTCTGGGAGGTCGCATAGTTGATCGTGGCCCCAGGACCGTAGAGATGCAGGTTGGACCCAAACAGGAGCGTGTAGGTGGTCTTGTAGACGCCGGGCGGGAACAGCACCATTCCGCCGCCGCGCGCCTCGGCTGCCGTGATGACGGCCTGGAGTGCCGCGGTATCGTCGGTCAGGCCATCGCCAACCGCACCATAGTCGCGCACGTTGGCGGGGGAGCCGGTGATCATGGAGGAGGATGCGCGGATCAGGGACATGGGGCCGGTCCTTAAGTGATGACGGCGAGCTTGCGGACGGTGCCCGAGCTATCCAAAACCTCGATATATCCCGACACCGCAGCGTCGGCCGAAGCGGTCAGGGTGCCGAACTGCACCCGCCCGGTGCCTTTGGGCGTCAGCTTGAGGTTGATGTTGCTGTCCGATCCGCCCACCGAGATCGCGGGCGCGGCCGTGGTCACCGCCCCAGTGACTTCCACCCGGTTGACCTGGGAGGCTACCGGAGTCACGCGCAGGGTTTCGGCGGAGAGCGCACCGCCCAGTGCAATGTACGATACCGTGATGCCGGAGCGCCCGACTTCCATCCAGCGCGTCGCCGATGCCTCGTCGTCGCTCATCAAGCTGAAGCGCAGCAAGGCCCCGTTCAGATCCTGATAGGCTCGCGTCTCATTCGTCGCCCCCGACGTGTTGACCATCAGCAGGCGCGGGGCGGTGGATCGCAGGTAGACCGGGCTGCTCCCCTTGGGGGCTATCTGGATCGGGATGTTTGTCCCGCTGCCATCGGCCCCGATGACAACCTGCGGGGTGCCCGACACGCCGCCAGAAATCTTGACCCAATTGATATCGCTGAGGCTGGTCGCGACCCTGAAAGCGTTGCGGCTGACCGGCCCGTCGATTTCATCAATCAACGTCCGATCATTCAGCGCTCCCGTGGCATACGCCTTGGCCGCGTCGGTGCGATACATCGGCGCCAGCAGCAGGACACCCGTGGTCGTTGTGCGCGCCTCGACGTGGTACTTGACCTCGTTTACGGTGGCCGTGCTGTCGGTAAAGGAGCACCCGATGATCTGCACGGGGTCGCTGGTGATCGGGCTGTCGTCGATCCGGATGTCGCTGAAAACGCCGGTCGTGCCGCTGAAGTTGTTGGCCGAGAAATGGCAGTTGAGCAGCGTGCGGGGGACGGATTTGGTCGCGCTGCCGACGCCCAGGAGCAGCACGCCGTCCCCGACATTGCGGTCACACATACAGCCGATGGCCCGCAACGACCCCGCGGTCGCGTCCATCCGAATGCCGCGCGCGCCGTTGGAGTAGAACATGCTCGAATACATGACGAGGTTCTGCCCGCCCGTGGCATAGATACCGTTTCTGGTGTGCGCGCCACAGTCCAGCGTGTCGATGCGCCAGTCGTTGGAGGACCCAATCAGGATGCCGTCGCCGTTGCTGGCAACCGGCGTACCGTCCGAGTTGAAGCCGCAGAGCTGGAAGGTGCAGTCAACGATATCGCCGGCATTGCGGTTGTTGCCAACGTTGACCGCGCCCGACCGGCAGCGCTCGATGCGCACCCTCTCCAACTTGCCGGCGCGGCCATAGCTCGACACGCCGTCTGTCGGAAAATCGACGCCAAAGCTGGTCCCGCTCGCTTGGCCCGCCTGATTGCCGTGTAGCCACAGATCACGCAGGTAGACCGGCCCGGCCCCGACCGCGACGGTCAGCAAGGTACTGTTGCTGCTGTTCGCGAGTTTCAGGATAGCGCCCCCTGTTGTCGTCGGTGTGTGGGCGCTCTCCATGATCAGGTCGGCCGCATCGCCGTAAATAGTCAGGGCCGTGGCGGTTCCGGGGATCGTCAAGGGGCCGGTCAGGTACAATCCTGGCGGGATGTAGACTGCCCCGCCGATTGCCGCCGCCGCTGTGATCGCTGCCTGGATCGCCGTTGTGTTGACGGTCGTCCCGTCGCCGACCGCGCCGAAATCCTTGACACTGATCGTCTCGCCCAGCCGGCCCTGGAGGGTGCGGGAGATAGCCCCGGTGAACGGCGCCGTGTACTCGGTGATCGGGCGGGGAAAGCCCAAGCACGTGATCACGATGCGGCTGCTCAGCGGTGGCGCTTCGCTGAAGGTGATGGTGCCGGCGGCCGAGTCCACCGTGAAGCTCGCCGTTGGCTCCTGACTGATGCCGTTGATCGCGACCGCGTAGCCATCGGACAGCGACAGCGGCGCTCCGATGATCGAAAACGTCAGCGTGGCCCCGTCGCCGGTGCGGCTCCAGGTGAAGAAGCCGGCCGTTGTGTCACCAACCTGGAAGGGGACTGACAAGGCCGCGCCGATCACCCGCACATCGACGGCGCTGTTGAGCGGCGGCGCTTCGCCGAACGTCAGGGTGAACTCACTGACGCTGTAGCTGGTGACCGGCTGCACCACGCCATCGATCGCCACGATCACCGAGCGCGAGCCGCCGGCCACGCTGACCGGCAGGGTCCACGTTGTCTGCGCGCCGGTGCCGACCCGCTCCATCGCCATCAGCGTGCCGGCAACCTCGGCAATCGTGCCGACACTGACAGCACCATCGCCATCGAAGACCAGGGCGCGGCCGGCGCGGGCCGAAGCATCGGGCAGGGCTCCGAGCGGCCCACTGTCGAAGATCGGGGCCCGCACCGTCCGGCCCAGCAATCCTGCGAGATCCTGGTCGGCCGCCGTCAGCCGGTCCAGTTCGGTGTTCAGCGTCCTGACCTGGAACGGGCCGCTGGTCGGGAAGTCGGTCAGCCGCTGCAGCCCGACCGAGCGGCGGATCGCAATCCGGTCGTCAGCGGTGGCTGGGGTAACCAGCGTGATGTAGCCGCCGGGATAGCCCGACTCATAGCCCACCGTGCCGGTCACCGAGTACTGCGAGTTATAGGTGAGCAGCACCCAGGTCGTCGAACCGGCGGGCAGGCGGTAGACATCGATGTCGGTGGCCCCGGAGAAGAACGGGAAGTCGATATCGAAGATGGTCTGGGCGGCTACCGCGACATAGTCGGCATCGGGAGCGGTGTCGGGAAAGATAATGTGGGTCATTCGATCGCCTCGCCGATACTTTTCTGGATGCGGGTGGGGATGTCGCTCAGCATCCACAGGTTCTGGAAGAGGATGGAGCGGCGCACCGCCCCGAGCTGGGCGTTGGCGTCACCCTCCGGGCCGAGCGCGTCGATCACCTGGGCCATGTGCGCCCCGGTCGGGCCGAAGGTGGGCGAGAGGATCTGGCGAGCGCGTGAGGTTTCCCCGACCATCGGATCCTGGCCGAGCAGGGGCCGGATGCCGACCGTGTCGCGGCTGGCCGTCTCGATCAGGTTGTTGGCGCTGAACAGCACGCCGGTCAGGCCGCTGCGATCGACCGCGGCGAGCAGCCGCTCGTCCCAGGATCGGGTGTCGTTGGATGGCGATCGGATGAAATCGATGAAAAATCCGAGCGCCAGACCGCTGACAATCGCCTGCGCCGTCGAGGCGTCCTTGCGCTGGAGGCCCGCCATCATGATGCGTTTCTGGGCCGAAATCGGAAACGACATGAACTGCATGGCGAGCCCGCCGATGTTGGTATATTGCACCGACAACCTCTCGGCCGCGCCGGGGGTGACCGTTCCAGAACGGAGCGTCACGCTCATCGCCGCCCGGAAGTGGTCCGCCGCCGTCTGGTCGGTCCATTGCGCCAGCCGGGGCAGGACGAGGCTATTGGCCTTCTGTCCATGCACATCCAGCTGGGCGACGATCGCGGCGGCGGTATCCTTGTTGATGCCGAGGGCGCGCAGGTCATTGACCCCGGCATCGCCCGGCCCGATCGACCCAGCCACCCAGGCCCGCGCGTCCTTGGATATCCGGCTCATGGCGACGGCCGAATGCCATGTCTTGATGATCGATGTCCAGGCGTTCAGCCCGTTCAACTGAAACATTAACCCAGTGAGTTGCTGGGATTTACGCTCGATCCAGGTCCGGCCCATCTGCTCAACGTCGTAGTCGGCGATGGCCGCGTTTCTCTCACCCAAAACCGTCTCGGCCGCCTCCCCGAAGTCCTCGATCTCGGCCCGGCTCAGCCTGAACATCTGCCGGTTCTGGATCAGGTCCATGGTTCCACGGAACAACGGACCCCATCTTTCACGTAACACCACGCCGGCCACGTCGCCCAACGCAGACGAGACCACCTTCCCCATCAAGGTCAGGATTTGATAATTCTTGAGCGTCTGAACGGTGCGCACGTCCCACGCCAGGGGATCGCGCCCTCTCGGATAGACCCCGAGTGTTATGTCGCGCAGCTGCTCGATCTGCTTGGTCACCCGGGCCTTCTCGGCGGCGGCATCCTTCAGCGCCTGGTGTGACGGCACGCCCGCACCGCCGAGGAAATGATCGTCGATCTTCTCCATCAGGTCGTCGATCGCGGTCGCCATGTCGAACTCGCCGCCGAACTTCTTGGCGAGCTCCAGCCGGGGTGCGGTCTGCCGGATGTAGCGCCCGACCATGGCCGTCGCTGATGTCTCGATGTAGTCCAGAACATCCTTGCTCGGGATGTCGAACTTGTTGGAGATGATCGCGGTCGATGGCCCGACCTGCCCGCTCGGCGCTGACGGGTTGGCTCCGGTGCCGCCGCCCTGTGTGGTGCTGCCAGGCCTCAGAGCTTCCTGGGCGTCGAGGTCCTTCTGGATCCGGGCCAGGATGAAATCGGCCCGCTCCTTGACAGCCGTCATGCCGAGACTGGCAACGCCGGGGGACTTCAGCAGATGGGCGGTGATTGCCTGGTGCAGCGGGTCGGGCAGGTCCTTGGCCTTGTCCCACAGCCACATGCGCGGCGCGTAGCGGGCAGCCCCCCGGGTTGGCCCGATCGGAGCGCCACCTTGGCTCCCCATGACCCGGCCAGCCTGCGCCAGCATGGCATTAGCATCACCCCGTAGCTTGGTCGCCCGGGTCTGGATGTCGGCAACCAGGGTCTGGAGCCGGGTCGATCTCGGATACTGCGCTAGCTTGGCCTGCCAGGTGGCGAGACGCGCCTCGACCTTCGCCGCCTTGGCATCGAGCGTGACGGCCTTCTGCCACATTGCCGCCGCGCCGCCGATCAGGCCTTCCTTCGACAACTCCTGCCCCATCGGCGAGAAGACGATCTGGTCCAGCCGGTTCGCCGCCTTCTCGACAAACGGTGTCGCCGCATCCGTGACGGTGTCCTTGTAGTCGTTGTGCATGGCCCGTCCGACTCTCTCGTCGAACTCGGCATGGCTGAGCACGCCCTTCACGTTGCCCATCCAGTCCTTGGCCCGCTGCGCCTGGACGGCCCGCCAGCCCTCGCCCTGGACGCCGCGGTATTCCAGCCAGATGTCGCCGAGCTCGCGGAGAGCGGTGATCCTTGGTCCCTGCCACCAGTGGGCGCGGGTCTCGGCACCCACCCCGGCGGCATAGGTCTCGTCGGGACCGCGCGCCCCGATGGTCTGCACGCCGGGGATACCGGCAACCTCATCGGCGATCCGCTGCACTTCGGGAACGGGGCTGTTCTTTAGGCCGGTGTAAGCGTCCTGCCCGAAGTAGTCGAACCGCTCGAGCCCGATGCCGGTAGGCGCCAGGGCATCAGGGGATCCCGCAGGGGCACCCCTCGGGCCGAACTGGAACGCTGAGGCATAGGAGGTGAGCGGCTTGGATAGGGCTCCGGCAGCACCCCCGATCGCAGCACCCAGCGCGATGGTGCCGGCCGTGCGGCTGGCGTAGTCGGCGGCTGTGGTGGTCGGATCGAGCAGCGCATTAGCGGCGATGGTGGGCTGTGCCGAGAGGCCGAAGCCGACCGCACCACGCACCGCACCCTTGAGGATGCCGCGCCCCGCCAGGCCGGGAAGGGGGATGTAGTTGAGCGGATCGAGAGCGCCCACCGTCAGCGCCGCCGCCATGCCGCCGTCCGCGTGCAATCGCTCGCGGGCTGCCCGGTTGCCGTCGATCAGGTTCTTGCGCTGCTGGATCCCTTCCGGGCTTTGGGCATCGGAGAAGAAGTCGAGCTGGTCCTCGTAGCCGGCCAGCGCCTTGCGGTCGGCGAACGGATCGAAGCCGGGGACCGGGGTTTCCGGCAGCCGCATGGTGTGCCACCAGCGGGCCACCCCCTGCCCGATCCCGAGCGGCGCGTTGAGCAGCAGCTCGTCGCGCACGTTGTCGAGGTAGTCGTTCGGCTTGGCGTGCGGATCGGGTGCTACGGTCAGCGTGTCGAGCGCCGAGGTCTCGCGCTCCGCGATGGGATTGAAGCCGGTCACGCCGCGCGCCTTTTGGTCGGGGGGTGAGCGCGCTTCCAGTCCGCCAGGTTGACGATGTCAGCCGGGGGCCGGGGATGCGGCGGCGGCATGAATAGCACCGGGGAAGACCCGAGCAATCCCGCCCAGAAGCTGAGCCAGAAGGTGAGGGTGATCATGATGCCACCTTGCGGACATAGTCCTGGGTCTCGCGCGGCAGCTTGGAGATGTCGCCGCCGGCATTCTTGACGGCCTGCGGCCCGGCATTGTAGGCGGCCAGGCCGAGCCGGATGTCACCGTTGAATTCCTTAATCATGGCGGCCAGGTAGTCGGCCCCAAGCCGTACCTTCTCCTGCCAGGTGTCATCGGCCAGCGGCTTGACCCCGAAGCCAGGCTGCGCGCCGGTGTCCGGCATGACCTGGGTCGGGCCTTCGGCTCCCTTCTTCGAGACCGCCCACTTCTTGCCGCCGCTCTCGGCCAGGATCAGGCGGCGGAACAGGGCCTGGTCGATGCCGGCGCGGGTCGCCTGGGCCGCCGCGAAAACCTGGACATCCTTGTTCAGCAGCGACGGGATCGGGCCGTTGCTCTCGATCCGGGGTGTCGGGATCAGCGGCCTGAGCCAGCTGCTGCCGAGCGCCCGGTTCTCGGTGGCTTGCCCGAAGCGCTGGTCGATCAGCTTGTCATTGGCCGTCTTCATGTCGGACAGCGGCCGGTAGACCATCACCCGGTTGTTGGCGTCCACCGCCACGTCATAGGTGCCGTCCGGCTGACGCACGACGACATGGTACTGGGGGTCGGCAGCCGTGGCATCCCGCGTCGTGGCGAGCTTGATGTCGGTGCCCCACGCCAGCTGGTGCGCTGTCGTCATGCCGGGGTGGGCGGTCTCGAGCATGGCCCGTACCCCGGTCTCCATGTACTTCGTCGAGCCGCCGACCGCGTATTTCTCGGGCGGCAGCCGGACCATGGTCTTGCCGTCCCCCGAGTATGTCGCGGAGGGATCTGCCTGAAACCCGATGCTGCTGGTTCCCCAGTGGATCCGGGTGACGTTCTGCCAGGCATGGCGGAAGGCAAGGTCGGGGTCGGTCATGCCCTGTCGCGCCAGGTCGGTCATGGCCGACTTGATCTGCGCCTTCATCTCGGCGGGAATATCGCGGCTGGTGAAGCCAACCCAGAACTGGGGCACGCCCTGCCCGGTGATGCCGATGCTGGTTGCCAGTTCCGATGTGGCAGAGCCCAGCTTGCCGTCCAGCCAGGCCGCTTGCTCCGTCTCGGTGCCGAGCTTGCCCCACCATTCGGTGGTGCCGGCCTTGCTCCGCTGGCTGTCGTTGATGATCGTCGTGATGGCCTGCCGGGATGGCGTGCCGTTGTCGGTGGCGTGGATCAAGCTCTCGTATTTCTGGATGGTGTCGGGCTTCAACGCGCCCACCGCGTTGGGGAACTGGCGCAGGATCTTGTAGGCCTCGACGGCGCGGCCGACCATCTCGGGAGCATCGGGGGAGGCATTGGCGAGCGCCCCCTCGAGGTAGCCAACGGCGAACTGCGGCGCTACCTGGAAGGTGTGCAGGATTTGTCTCAGCTTGTCCTGACCGGCCGGCAGCCCGGTGTCGAGCGTGACCCCGGCCTCGTCGACATAGTGCGTGTTGAGCGCGTCGCGGGTGTCCTTGGTATCCGGCGCCGGGCTGCCCTGGAGCGCATGAGTGACGGCCACCTGCATCGCGGTCATGCTCTTGCCGGCCTCGGCCAGCCGGCGCTGCATCTCGGTGTTCTTATATGCGAAGTAGGTGTAGGCGTGCTGCGGTTCGGCCAGCCGGCGCACGATCTCGTCAGTGCTGGCGTCGGTCAGCTTGCCGGTGTCCTCCATCCAGCCGATCAGGCGCGAGACCATGTCGCCCGATTTCCGCTGATTGTCCTCACGCTCCCTGGATCCCGCCGCCAGGTAGGCGCGGGTCGCCTCGACCCGGCCGCCCGGGGGCGAGGCATCAATTACCGCCTGCCATTCGGGAGCCACCTTGGTATCGCCGAGCATCAGGCCGGACAGCACCCGGTCCTGGGCGAAGCGGGCAATCCGGTCGTTCGCCTCCCGGCCCGTGATCGCCATCTGGTAGGACTGCCGGACGACAGCCTCGTACAGGTTGGCGAGCTTGATCCGCTGCTCCACGCCCATTGAGCGGTAGCGCTCGGGCGGGTTGTTGGCGAAATCCTGGGAGATCCGTAAACCCGTGGCTAAGGACTGCTCCGGGCTGCCCTGCCAGTCGAGGCCTTGGGCCTGCCGCATCAGGCTGCCGATCGCCTCTTGGCCGTCCATCTTCTGGAACGCCGCATCGGCTTCGGCCTGGCTGTAGTAGCCGGTCGATCGTGCCCGCTGGATACTCTCGGCCACCCGCTCTCTTGGAACCGTGGTGTCGCCGCCCAGCACGGCGGCCCGGTAAAGATCGTCGCCGAGACTGACAGCCTCCGTCTCGTGCAGCGCCTTGGCGTCGTTCCAGTCCCGCGTGAACTTCTCGTCGGCCAGATGCTGGTAGTGCTGCAAGCCGACTTCGGCGGCCCGGGCCTGAACCTGGGGGCGCACCATCGGATCGATCCCGGCCACCAGCCCATCGGAGTACGAGGACCAGTCGCGCTTGAAGCCATCAGGGTCGAAGCGGTTGGCGAGCCGCAGCTTGCCCGCCTGCTCCGCCACGTCGATCCCGGTCTCGGTGACGTAGCGACTCTCCAACGACTTCGCATAGCTTTTGCCGTAGGCGGTAATTCGTTCGCCGACATCGGGCATCTGCAACCGGCCCGCCTCGTCGCGCGTGAAGACCCGGAGCGCCTGGTCGGAAGCCCCGCGCAAGGTGGATTGCTCGGTCACCACCTCGGCCGCCCGGCTCTCGACCGCCTGCCCGATCCGGCCGATCTGCTCCCAGTCGGCGGCCTCGGAACGGAGTGACGCGCCGATCGCGCGCTCCTTGGTCTCTGGCAGGGCTACCGGGCCGACCGTGGTCTTGCTGTCGTAGCGCTCGAGGCGGGATGCCATTAGCTGAATGCTCCTGCCCTATACATGTCCCAGATGCCGGTCGTCGCGGTGCCGCCGGCCGACAGGAAGCCGGCGCGGCTGGCCGACGATGCCGCACTGCTGGCGGCCGACGATGCCGCCTGCGCCTGCTGGATGCCGACCAACTCGCGCTTCCTGGTGAGCTCGCCGGTCAAGCCGATGTTGGAAATGTCGAGCAGCCCTTGCTGCAGGGTGTCGAGTTGGACCGCTTCGAACGACCCACCCCCACCCACGTCGTAGCCAAGGGTGGCGGCGGTCGCCCGGTTGGAGGCCAGCGTCTGCGCCAGGGTGCGGCGGCGCTGCTGCTGGCTCTGCAACGTCTGCTCCTGGATCAGCCGGGCGTTCTCGGCTCTGGCGTCGGCCTCGAGCGCGTAGGCCTCGGAGCTCGCCTCCTGTGCGGCACTGTTGGCACTGCCGGCGCTGATCGCCGAGTAGGCCCCGACCGCGACAGACGCCAGACCGATGAACTCGCCAATTCCAAATGGCATCAGAAGGCCACCTTCAGCTCGAGGGCGAGGACCGACATGGGAAGCGGTGATTCCTGCGTGATGGTGACCTGTCCCAGCCGGTCGTAGCCGCCCTGGTAAATCCGGTAGGCCCCAGTTACCGGCTCGGGCGCCACGCTGAAATCGTCGGTCGTGGTGCGCGGGATCAGGGGATAGGGACCAACCGAGATCGATGCCGTGTCCTGGATCCGCAGCATGGCGTGAACGATCCGTTTGACCCTCGATCCAATCGGTCCCGCGCGCTGCTCGAAGATCGCCGGCAGGGTCTTGATCTGGGTGCCGTAGTCGTAGCCGGCGGTGATCTCGTCGAACTCCAGGCCGTCATCGAGCGTGATCACGCCGAACCCGGAAACGGTGTACAGCCCCAGACTCCAGCCCGGTGAGGTGACAGACACAACCTCGCCGGCCAGGTGGGCAAACCCTGGATAGCTGGAGCCTGAGAGGGAGACCGTTTCGGCGCAGTCGAGGCACAGCTCGTCCTGGGAGGCGGCCAGAAGTTCGAGATACCAGATGCCATCCCGCTCCACGACGAGGAAGGTATCATCCCCGGCGCACGCCACGTCGCGCCACAGGCCGTTGGGCGTGGTCCAGCGGTACCAGGCCGCGACCTTCTCCGACCGGATTGAATGGAACACCGCCATCGAGCCGTTGGAATTTACGATGAAGGCCAACTGTTCCGGCCGCTCGGGCGTGCCGTACTGGACATCCATCGCGACCGGTTCGCGGATCAGGTGGGGCGCCAGCAGGCTGACCGACTCAGCGCTGTAGGCGACGGCAGCGGAGCTCGTGCCGTCCAGCTTGTATTCGCGCACGGCGCGGCCCGTGCGGTCGGCGAACAGGCTGGCTCCATCCAGATGGCAGGGTGGGGCGTAGGCCGAACAGCCGTAGGGCGTCTGGCGCTTCACGGCGACGTTTCCGGGGGTGATCGGAACGGACTCCGAGGAGGGAACGAACCACTCGCCAATCGACGTGAAGACTTCCAGATAGCGGGCGGAGTGGAGGTGGCGGATATGGGGGATGCGGTCGGTCACCAGGACGATGCCGATCGCCTCGTCATCGAGCCCGGTGCCGACACTGAAGTTAAAGTAGTCACCCACCCTTGAGGCCCACAGGCCGTTGGGCAGCTCGGTGGTGCCTGCGAACCACAGCCGCTGCTCGTGGTAGACGGCGGTGCGCGGGTAGCCCCGGAGATCCGACCAGGCCGGCTCGGCCCAGGATGTCGTTGGATTGAGCGCCCGGTAATTCCAGGTGACCGTGCCATCGACGATGCCGGTGCCGGTGCCGGTCGGGGCTACCGCTCCGGTGGTGCCGGCGACGGTGCATATATATAGGTGTCCCGCCGCGGTGCGGACGATGTTGTTGACCACGTAGGCGGTGGTGGCTGCCCAGTCCAGCACGCCGGTTTCGTCGTGCGGTAGCGGAACGGTGGATGAAACCACTACGTGCTTCGCATCCGTAACGCTCGTGATGGTCAGGGTGACGCCGCGATACTGCAGGCGGGTGCTGGCATGGCCGGCAACGAAGTGGTCGGCGCTGCTGGTCAGGGTCGCCCCGGTGACCAGCTTGTCGGGCACCAGGGTCACCTCGGCGTCGGCGAACTTGTGCCAGGGCCGGATCAAATATGCCGCGTCGGTATCGGTCATCAGGACCGGCAACACCAGCTCCCAGGCCCCGGCGAAGTCGCGCCGGACCAGCATCGGCCGCCAGGTGTTGTGGGTCAGGAAGATGCTGTCGCCGGCCGCCGTGATCTGCATCTCGCGCAGCTGGGTAGTCGAGGCCGCGAAGGTCGCCGGGCCACCGCTGTAGGTGATCGAGGTGAGCGTGGTGACCAGCACCCCGGCTGAGGTGTAGACCTGGATGCCGGCCGCATAGATCGCGAAGATGAAGCGCTGGTCGTCGGCGAAGTTGAAGCCGAAGATCCGGCTATTGGCGTTGAGGGTGCCGACATGGTAGGTGCCGGGCCGTCGCACCAGGCCGCCCTGATTGACGGGAAGCACATTCAGGGCAGCGGCGCAGGCCCCGAGATAGGACTTGGCGTCAGACCGCGCCCACATCAGCGGATCGACCTCGCCAGCAGCGAAGGTGGACTGGATCGTACTGAACTGGGTGCTCACGGCTAGCTCCGGCGGGCATTTAGCAGGCGGGAGCGCAGGCCGCTCCGGGCCGTGCGGCTCTGACCATCGGCCTGCCGCGCTCGCTTCCAGGTCGTCATCGCCAGCGTCGCGAAGGCGGCTTGCTTCTTCTCATCCTCGGCGAGCGCCACGGCAAAGCTGGCCGCCAGGTCCTGGGACAAGGCCAAGCGGAACAGCGGGGACCAGTTGGCCTCGTCGGCGCGGTAGAGATAGTCGAGGATGATCTCGTCGGTCTCGCCGGCATCGAGAAAGATCAGGTCATTGTAGATTTCATACTCGAGCACGGCGTCGAGGCAGGTCACCGCGCGCACCATCAGGCAGTCGGCAGGTATCTGATAACCCGCGTCGTAGCGGGCCAAGGGGGCATCGGTCACCCGCGCCAGCAGCCGCTGCGCCATCGCGAAACGCCACGGGTAGGCGCACAGGGCAGCGGTTGCCATCGGCTCGTAGAGCGCATTGCAGATGACGGCCTCGCGGGTGGCGTCCTCGATGCTGGTGATGGGGTCCGCCCCGACCATGACCAGGGCCTGGGAGCACAGGGTGACGGAGAGGGCGGAGGAGACCATCAGGCGAGGTCGTTTTCGGTGACGGTGACCACGCCGGTCGTCCGGTTGAGGGCCGAGACCACCAGGGTTGAGAGGACGACGGTGCCGCCGGTTGCGCAGACGATGTGGATGATGTCGTACAGGTTCAGGTCATCGACCGAGTTATTGAAGTAATTGGCTCCCTTGACCGTCGCCTTGCTATCTGCGGTGTGGTAGATCAGCACCCCGACAATGCCGGTTGTCTGACGGTAGAGGTAGGTTCCATCGAGTGCCATGCTAATTTCCTCGCCGTGGAATGAGGGGAAAAAATCCCAACCCCAATGGTCCGGGGCTGGGACAAGGCCGGGGCTAAGGAGACAATTAGCGCCCGGTGGGGAGGCTCGGAGTTACGTGGTCTCGTAGACGATCTCGATGACGGCGGTGGAGTCGATCACGCAGGCACCCATCTGCATTTTGCTCTTCACGAACCAGGCGTCTTTCTCAGTAATCCAGTCAACCGTCGTGCTGATTTCTTCGCCGGTCGCATGACCAACGGCAGACTTGTGCCAGATGAAACCCTTGGTATCCGTGCCCGTTAGTGGCAAACCATTGTACGGAAACCAGAAGATGCCCAACCAGTTCTTGGCGGTGGGTGCCATGCCGTCGAACGGCAGGCCACTTTGTCCGATGTACTGGCTGTTGGCGAACTCGTCGATATTCATCAAGTCGCCCCACACCCGCCACGGCACGATCGAATACAGCTGACCGTCGAAAGGAATGTTTGCCTCGCCGATCGTTTCCATCAGCGTGGTGGGACCGGCGGCACTGGTGAAGGTCTGG